TATTCAATATGGTTGTTTCTAAATTCAATACCAAACGTGGTAAAATGAAAGAGAGTAAAAAGGATAAAAATGGTTTAAGACCATTACATATGATAACAAGAAAATTTTGGAATAAAGTTTACACTGAAATAATAAAATAAAAGGTTATGTTATGGATATTAAAATTGAAAGTCTTGATGATGTTAAGAAACTTCTTGCCGGTGAACATGATAGTCAAAACAAAGTTACCGTTGGGTATACCGAAGAAGACAAAGAATCAAATATTTCAAGAAAAATTGGTGATAAATGGTTTGATTCTGATGGAAATGAATGGGAACAAAGAAATGGCTATAAGATAAAACTTGGTAAAGTTTGGCAACAAGAGTTACACGAATATCTAAATTCATTTCCAAACTGTCCAAAAGAAACTTGCACTTGTGGTATGCCAAAAAGACTTGATCAAAAAATGAAAAGTATTCATGGTATGTGTTTTGATTGCGTTGTTGATATGGAACACAAAATTCGTCTTGAAGGTAAATGGGATGAATATGAAAAAAGAAAACTAAAAGAAAACGCATTATCTTGGTTGAAGGAAGCAGAAAGAGACAAAGATATGATTGCTAGTGAGTTATCACGAATGGAATTTACAAATGATTTTGGTGATAATGAAAAATGGAAAACTCCTTTGAATAAGGAAGAACTTTTGGAAAAAATAGAAAAAGAGTTTGAAGAATTTAGAAATAACTTTATTAAAAAGTTAGAGGAAGATTTGGGAGAAAACATTGAAACCACTTAGTCCTGTTTCAGAAACTTTTAGTGGAATACGAGGTAGGTTATCATCAAAAAGAATGATGATGTTTTTTTCTTTTCTTGTTATGATATTTATGGCAGTATTATCTACTTTTTATGAAAAAAAGATAGAACAATTTATATTCGATGGATTTCTTTACATAGTGGTTGGTAGTCTCTTTTCAGTAGCATCAGAACAATTTGCAACAAAATATAGAAAGATGGAAGGTACTGATTATTATGAAGAATTAGATGATAATGATATAGTCGATGAAAAACCTATTCGTAAACGGAGAAATAGATGAAAAGTATAATTGTTGAAAGAGCAGTTCCTACAAATAAAAAACTTTACAACAGTATAAAGGCAAGAATTAAGAGAAAGTATAAAGTATGGCCAAGTGCTTATGCATCAGGTGCAGTTGTAAAGGCATATAAAGCTGCCGGTGGTGGTTATCGTAATGTAAAGGAAGTTATCAATAATCCTACGTATCAACTTGAATCATATAGAACAAATGAGTGTGGTAAAATAACAGAATTACATTTTAGTTTACAAGAAAATGAACCAAACATGATGAATGAGGCTGAATATCGCGGTAGAAAAGTTTCTCTTGGTAAACCTTTCAGAACTCCAGGTGGTCCAAAAAAGTTTTCTGTTTATGTTAAAAAACCAAATGGTAATATTGTTAAAGTAAATTTTGGGCACAAAGGAGAAGGTGGTAAAAAGACAATGAAAATTAAAAAGAGTAATGCTGCTCGTAGAAAATCATTCCGTGCACGTCACCGTTGTCATTCTCCTGGACCAAGACATAAAGCTAGATATTGGAGCTGCCGTTTTGGATGGCCTTCGAGTGGCAAAGGTGCAATAGATAAAACGTAATACTATGAACTATCAAATATTTTATGATAAATTAACAAAAGAAGTTGGCAAACCTCACAATAAACCAGTGGGTCAGGTTGCATCTGCTTATGCGGACGCTTATGATTTGGCTTGTAAAGGAAGTTGTAAAACCATGTTTGGTGCAGTTTTAATGACTGGTGATAAAAATATTTTGAAACAAAAAATTGAAACATCATTAAAAACTTCAGCTAATATAAAAGACGCATATTCTCCTGGTGTAGGATTCAGATTTGATAGTGCATATAAAATAATGGCAGAGGGTTTTACTAAATATTGGGTAAATTCAAAATTTACACCAATGCCTCCTTCACCACCGTGTATCAGTTTTGATCCGCAATCACAAAATCCAGGTGTAAAAGTTAGTCCAAATCCACCACCACAACCAACTTTTGTTGGAGTGGAATACTATGCAGTTGCATTTGGTAACTATGATTTTGCTGGTAATTTAAAAAATGTTTGGCAAATAAAAGATTGGAAAAAATTTGTTGATTCTTTTTATGATACATTATTAGAGTTCCATTTAACATTGAATGGAACATATAATGGTAGAGCCGTACTCGTACCGGCTCCTAGTCCTGTTCCACTTTCTGTTAAATGGTATGGTATAGTTGGTGGAACTAGAAGAAAATCCTTGAGTAATTATGACATAGCTCTATCAAGTCCAGTGCCGCATGGTAGAGGTACTGACATACCTTTAATGCGGGATTGGGAAGCAACATTTAGAGTTGCGGATATATCAGCAGATAGAGAGTATATGATTGCAATTGATCCAAGATCTCCGGATGAACTTTTATTTTTACAAGGTGGATTTGAAGCTTCTGCTGCACCATTGAATCCTTTTAATTGGGATAAAATGAAAAAAGCACAAAATGTTATAGTTTCTCATGTCCATCCTTGGAAAGAACCCAATACACCAATACCATCGCCGTATAAAACCGGTTGGCAGATAATTCCAGATAAAGCTGGATTTTCTCCACAAGATATATGGTTTGCTATTCATAATAATCTTGCAGAAATGAGGGCGTCTAATAAATTTTATACATATGTATTACAAAGGCCTGCCGGTGGTTGGTCTACGTATAGAGTTGGTGTAGCGGGTAAAAGAAAACCGGATGGAACCTTTAATAAAGAAGATACTGGAATAAATCCAGCAATAAGAGTTGCAATCGAACTTGAATTTGATCGAATACGAAATTTAAAAGAAAAGCAACTTGATGCTAAATATAGTGATCCCGTAAAATATGATAACTGGGGTGAATCTATACATTATGCAAATAGAGTGCTTTCAAAAAAATATGGATATAAATATGAACGCATTCGAGTAGAAGAATTAAGACTGCGGGGTAAATATAAGAAAGAATATGATGTTGCTATGCAAGCAGAATTTACAAACAAGATTCCAGCAGACTTTGATGTTAGATCGATACGAACATGGTTGAATAAACTTTTGAATAAAAACTTTTAAAAGTATTAACATGAGAAAAATATGGCCGATGTTAGTGGTGAAATACCAGAAGAAGAATTTATAGATATTTTATCAACACCGTATAAAGAAAATAAACAACAAGTTTCAGATAATAATAATCAGAATATTGTAAATGATGATGACATAAAAGTATATCCAGTAGGTGGATATGGTAAAGATATTAAAGTAATAAATGATTTTGAAATTAAACAAAGATTCAAATTAACAGAGACGGCATTGTATACCAATCTAAGAGTTTCTTGGAAGATAGAAAAAGTAGGTGATCAATCAAATACACCTGGATTAACTCAAAAAGAAGCGAAAATATATTTAGGATTGGAAGATAGAATATCAACACATAACCACCCTAAACAAAATAATGCAGATGGTGGATCTTTTTCTCCTGATGATATAACAAGTTTTATATTACAAGAAGATTTGGAACTTAGAGTGGTTGATTATTATTATGCATATGTAATGCAAAGACCAGTTGTTGGATGGGATGTTTGGAAAAATCAATATCCAGAAACTATTGAATATAAGTTAGTAAATGGAACACCAGACTTTACTGGTAACCCATTGTATCAATTTTTTGACCAAGTTTTTATTGCAAATAGAAATAAACTAAAACTTGCTGCTGAAAAAGGAATTGGTAAAAACGATCCTAGATCTTGGTTTGAAGATTCATTGCATGTTGCAAATCTTTTAGTTTCACGAAAATATAGAATACCATATGCAAGATATGTTGATAATAGATAATTTACTAAATGGTTTGAGATAAAATGGCAGAAACAATCAATATTAATGATTCGTATTTAAAAAATGCAGCAAAAAAATTAATTTCAGATGAAGTAATCGATGAAACATATATTAATGATCAAGCAAATATAAATGAAAAACGTTTGATTCGAGAGGCAATAAGTGTATATCCAGTTGGTGGATATGGATCAAAAATGGATATAATTAAAAAATTTGAAAAAAAATATAGAAAAAATCCTATTGAACATTTACTTATTACTAACAAAATGGAAGATAAATTTAAAATAATAAAGGGTGATAATGAACAGGTTGTAATCAGCTCTGATACTAGATCTTTCATTTTAAGTCTAAAAGATGGGATAACGGTACACAATCATCCACCGAATTATGAGGATGAAATAAATTTTACAGGTCGTCAAACTGAAATTTATGGATCATTTTCTCTGGATGACATACTGACTTTTATAGATGATCGAATTGTGGAAGATAGAGTAGTTGATGCAAAATACACATATGTTATGCAAGAACCAAAAATTGGTTGGGATAATTGGTTGGAAATATATTCAAATTACAAAACCGATATTTCAGAATATCGTAAACAAAAAAAAGAAGAAATACAAGAAAAAATTGAATCAATATTCAATACATATAAACTAAATGAAGATGAATATGCACAATCAGACTGGATACATGGCGAATCAACACACGGAGCAAATTTAGAAGTATCGAAAAAATTTAAGATACCATATGCTAGATACTTATTGACTTGACATACTAATTACATATATTGATTAAAAATAATTAAACCTATATTTATGTGTATGAATAAATGCACAGAAAATATTGTTAGAGAAATAATCAGAGAATACTTTCGTTCGGTTCTGATCGAAGGAAAAAAACCCAGTGGTGGATTAACCGGTTGGTTTAGAGAAAAATGGGTTGATATTTCTCGTAAGAAAAAAAGTGGTGGCCATCCTCCATGTGGCGCTTCTGCTGGTAGTAAAGCCAGAAAAGGTGGCAAAAGAGCATATCCAAAATGCGTTCCTGCATCAAAAGCTGCTTCTATGTCATCCAAGCAAAAAAGAAGTGCCGTAACACGAAAGAGAAAAAAAGGTGCTACCGGTCGTGGTAGAGCAAAAATGGTTTCAACGTATACAAAGGATTAAAAATGGAAAATGTTTTGGAAAAAAGAATTGGCAACTACATAAAAATTTTTGCCATTTCTGTATTTGCAATACTTTTTGTTTATGTAGTTTATGACAACAATCGTTCAAAAGAACAAATGAAGTCTTCAACAAAAACAAAAGATAGTTTGGAGGCATTGATAAACAAATATCAATATGATTATATTGAATTGAAAAAACGTGCGGACATAATGGATTCTATATTGAATGTAAAAAAAGATAATCTAGAAGATGTTAAAAAATCTTTCAATAAAAAAAGAAAACCTATCATAAAAAATTCAAATGATGCAATTAAGTATATCAACAAATTTTTAAGTGAGTGATTATGAAATATGTTTTTGCTTTAATATTTTTGACCTCAAATTTGTTTGCTACAGAGAAAGATTCAGTTTACTGTTTCAATAAAACGGAAATAACTTTACTGGCAAATAAAATTCAACTAATTAGAGATTCAGTTGATTATTTAAAAACGGTGGTTGATGCACAAGATACTGTAATAGACTTATATCAATCTCGGTCTGATATGTTTCTCAAACAACTAAGAAACCGTGATCAAGTTATTGATGCTTGTCAAAAAAGAAGCAAAGAACTTGAAAAGATAAATGAAGAATTACAACCACGTTGGTATGATAATAAATTTCTGTGGTTCTTAACCGGAGCCGCTTCCGTCTTAGGAATAGTGTTGGTAGTTCAATGAGTCAATCGAATAAAAATCTTAAAGACATAATCAAAGAGGAATTTGCTAAGTGTGCAAGTAATCCTGTATATTTTATGAAAAGGTATGCAAAGATTCAACACCCAACTCGTGGCAAAATACTATTTGAATTATATCCATTCCAAGAAGATGTTGTAAAAGAATTTAACAATAATCGATGGAATATAGTTCTTAAATCTCGTCAGTTGGGTATATCCACACTTATTGCTGGTTATTCTCTTTGGTTGATGTTATTTAATCAAGATAAAAACATTCTTGTTATTGCAACGAAACAGGAGACTGCGAAGAACTTGGTTACAAAAGTTCGTGTTATGTATGATAATCTTCCAAGTTGGTTGA